CAATATGCACTTTCATTTGTAAATTAACAACAACATTTTTAGAATTAGACCCAGCATAAGAAGTTCCAACATTCATACCCCCAGCTGGTCCACCAAGATCTTCATTAAATCCTGAACTAGTTAAAGAAGAGCTTAAAGTTGGACTTGAAAGAGAAGTAACAGAACTACTTGACAACGGTCCTTTTCTTAAACCAGAGGCGGTTTTTTTAGATACAGACATAAGTTGTCCAGAGATTGCTCTAGGACCTGCAACAGATGAAGCAGTTAAATTTCCTCCAGTAGGTGCTGCTGGTGCTCCATTTAGATAAGGTGCCGGATTTATTTTAACACCCTTCTCATTGAGAAGTTCAAAGTGAAGGTGTGGGCCAGTAGAGTTACCTGCTCCAGGGGCTCCAGGTTTACCGCCAGACTTACCAACAACTTGTCCTGGAGCAACTTTTTGTCCTCTAGAAACATTGATCTGAGATAAGTGACCATAACGAGAAGCGGTACCATCTTCGTGTTTTACTTCAATCCAGTTTCCATAACCATTAGCATCGTTGCCAATAGTGCTAATAGAACCCGCTTCAATAGCAGTTAAAGGACTACCTACCGGGATACCAAAGTCAATACCATGATGGTTTGCAGAAATACCTGGATGTTTAGAATTATCTCTTGGACCAAATCCAGAAGTTATAACTGCACCCTTTGGTACAGGGCTAACCATTGGTGTTGGTACAGAACTTCCACCAGGTCCACCAATTCCTAAGTTACCGTGATCATGTGGACCACCAGTAGCATACCCATATAGAGCACCTAAAGTAGTAGTAACTCCAAATCCTATTTGACCTAGTCCAGGAATAGCATTAAACGCAGCAGTTGCACCCGCAGCCATACCGCCATACTTTGCTGCGTTACCTAAACGTGAACGTTGACTTCCTTTAGTACTTCCTCTTTGAATTGCACTTCCCGCAAGTCCTGCCCCAGTTGCAACTAACCCACCTTTTAAAAGTCCTTTACCAAGCATTTTGCTTCCACCAAGTACTGCAGCACCAGCACCAGTTTTACCAATAAGACCAGTAAGTCCAGCTCCACCAAGTAATCTACTTAATATTGCAAATTTTCCAAGCTCAACAATAGCTCCTGCTACTGCCCCACCAAATCCGGCAATAAGTCCTCCCATGTTTCCTGCGTTAGGAAAAGTTTGTAAAATTCCTTTAAGAGTCATAAGGCCATCATTAACCGGGCCAAGAGTATCTGCCATAGTACTGTAGGCATCATTAAGCGCAGCAGTAGTGCGAAGGGATGCATCATATCCTCCAACTAAACCTTGTTCAGTTGCAGCAAGTTTTCTATTTTCACTTGAATTAAATCTAAAATTAGCACGAAGAGGAGAGCTTTGATCTACACCCATTGCATTAAGAATCTTATTAGGATCTTTCATTTGCGATGCTGTAAGAGGTTTTCCATTAGAAGCACGTGCAAGAATACCGGATTGGATCATCTGCATTAGCTGAGGATCGCCACCAGTAATTTGTTGAATGGTTGCATAACCCTTACTTCCAGGGTTTAATACAAGAGCTGCTTGTTCTTTTGTAATCCGTTGACCACGATACAAAAAGCTATATACATCATTAATAATTGTGTTAGGTGGTTTTAAATTACCTTGAGTATCACGAATTTGAATACCAGCACGTAAGAAATTCATGCCGTTCATTCCGGCCATACTTGAAGCAGCCATCTCATTACTCATACCAGACATGGCGCTTAATCCACCAATTTGTGACATGATGTTTCTAGAGCTTATTGAACTAGCGGTGTACCCACCTTGATACATTAAATTCATTGCAGCCATGGTTGGACCCATAGCACTTGTTGCTCCGCCACCTACTTGTGCATTAGCCTGCATAATTGCTTGGCGTGAAGACATGCCACTAAGACCTGCGTAAGTATCTGCACCCAGGCGTTGCTTAACTGCATCCATAGTATTAGGTGCGGCTTTCATATATGTGCTGGCACCAAATGCGGCTAAGCCAAGACCAATACCAACTTTTTCAGTACGAGTAAAAGCAGCAAGACCTAAACGTCCAGCACCTGGTCTTGAAGCTGCAGCTTTTCCTGTAGCAGCTTCGGTATCTTTAATGGCCTTAGACCATTCTTCAACCATCTGATCTACAAGTTTTTTAGCTTCTTTAAAGTACTTAATAAAGTTTTTAGGTAGGCCATCAAAATCAACTTGATCAGAAATAGATGCATAGGAGGTTGACTCAGAGTCAGATGCCGAATTAAAATTCTGACCTGTTGTTCCTGCTGCCATCTACATCACCGCCTTATTCTAGCCGTAGCTCTATCTAGCCAATTTATACGTTCTCTCATACTGAGGTTACGTACTTCGTTTAATGTCCACCCAGGATAGTTCTGGACTAGTAAGTCCTGCATATCCATAAGCAGTTCGTAGTCAATCTCGTTAGCGAAACAACTCCGCTAATGTTAGCGGAAGCGGTACCTCCGTGCCGCAAGACTGACATGGAATTTTTATTTCACTGAGTTGTGGACCTGGGTTGCGGTTTGTGATCTCCTGCAAAATGTCTCTACGATCTTTTAGGCTTAGCTTTCGAACAACGTCTAAACTAAGTACCGGCATTCCGTTAATAGACTCAATGCAGTTTTTCAGAAGAAGTGTATCTAATTCTGCTGAAGTTTTGTTGGTAGAAGTAACAATAGCTTTTTGAGTACTTCCAGTAGGAAGCGTTACAACTACTTCTCCAACCTTACAATTTAAAGTAAAGGTATGCTCTCCCTCAAGCTTTTTAAGAGGAACATCTTTATCTAAATCTATTTCAAATATTTGCTCTACTTTACAGTTAGGGCATTCTCCAGGTCCTAATTTAATATCAGAACCAAAAGTAGCTTTTCTAATTGCTAGTAGTAATAACTCACGATCTCCTGCATAGAGAGCATCTAATGTCTCTTTGTCAGCAGGTTCATCGCCAATTTTTACTGTAGCTCGTTCTAAGATTGTTAAAAGAGCTTTTCCAGTATCAGTAATTTTAGATAAAAGTTCTTCATCTATACCGTTAAGTTCTCTAATTTCTGCTGTAGAAATTACACCTGAAAATGGATCGGTTAATCCGCCCAAGAGCTCAACTGTGGTATCAGGTGGTGGCGTAGTAGTAGTTTTTACATTACTACTAGCCACCACCGGATCAGGTGAAGCCATTGCTTTAGCTGCTAGTTCATTTGCTAAAGTTGGGTTGCTTGCCGCATTTATGCTCGTATCAGTAGTCATTTTATTTTCCGTTTCTTTTAATTAATTAATTACCGGCTCTAGTACGCTCAGGTGCAGAATTAGAAGCCTCATAACCTGTTGCATAGGATACATCCCAACCTTCATGCACTAGAGACATTTCTTCTACCATAAGGGTATTAGCTCCTGCATCTAGGTTGCTGTAGGAAAGTGATGAGATCCAAGCATTATATACCTTAAAGCGAAGTGAGGTGTGTTGCTTGGTATCAACATCTGCTTGTATACCACCTGTGCCGCCAGTACTTGCTTGAGGATTTGGGTGGCTTAAAACTTGGATATCAAGATCTACACGGAATCCGGCACCAACACCAGTTGTATAACTAGGAGTTAGAACTGAAAACAGACGCTTCATCCATTTTGCATTTGAATCTTGTCCCAACATTACTCCCTTAGAAAGGGTAATTGGGCTGAACGCTGATTGACCAGGAATTTGGTGAACGTTAGTATTGTATCCACCTTCACGATAAGCAATAGGTTCAGTTGTTACATTAAGACCAGATAGAGAAACAAACCCCATCTTTGCTGGCGTTGCTGCATCTTTCCATTCATTTGTTGGTATAAACGATACTAAGAACTTAAAATTACGGACTGGATCCGTCATTAAAGTACTTAATGTATTATTAGTTGCTGGCATTTTTATTTATCTCCTTTACGCTGATGCGTTTCCGGTTAGTTGTCCAAGCTTAATGACAACGAACTCTGCTGGGTACTCAAGAGCTACACCGACTTCGATATTAACCTTACCTTGTTGAATATCGCTAAAGCTGGTTGTAGTATCGTCGCACTTTACGTAAAATGCTTGAGCTGGGTTTGTTCCACGTAGTCCACCTGACTGCCAATAAGAAAGAAGGAAACTACTTAAAGATGTGCGAATTTGAGACCATAGACGTGAGTCATTGTTCTCAAAAAGAGCAAACGAGGTTAGATCATTAATAGACTTCTCGATGTAAATCAGAGAACGTCGGATGTTGATATAACGGTTGTTTGGAGTATTGTCAATAGTACGGCCACCCATAATAACAATGCCTGCGCCAGGAACCTGACGGATAGCATTAATTGGGTCAACTGATGTATTGAGAGCATCAAGCTCAGCATTAGTAAACAAGTGCTCAGTAGATACAGCAAGAGCCATAACATTCTGAAGACCTGCTGGAGTCTTGGCTGGACCACGAGATGCATCAGTAGCGATGTACTGTCCAACAACACCTGCGCCAGGAGCTTGTAGGCGAGTTACGCCAATGCCCTTATTAACATCTGGAATGCTGTACCAAGGGTAGTAAGCTGCTGCAATATTTCCTGAAGTAGCTCCAGAAAAAATAGCATACGTTGCACTTACTTGAGTTTGTGCACCAGTTGTTGATAGTCCAGAAGGAGTATCAAAAACTGCAAAGCAGTCATTGCGAGTAGCTGCATACGCTACCGCATCACCGTGAATTTGTGCAGTAAGGGTACCTGTTGCAGCATATGGAGCATCTGGTGCGTAGATAACCAAAGGATTAAGTACGGAGTCAAATGTAGTCCATGCTCCTGCATAGTCAGCACGAGCAAGAGATGCACCATCTGTTCCTCCAGAAAAAGGAGTAGGAGATGTAGCAACTGCTGGAGTCTTTGTATTATCTAAACCTACGTTGCTAATAGTAATTACTGATGTAGGGTTAGAGTTAACAATAGAAAGAACAAAGTTTCTATCTGTAGACGCCATGCTCAAATCTGAATAAGATTCAATTAAAGTTGTAGATAGGTTGCCATTAACAGTAGTTGTCTGATATACCTCAAGACCAAAACGGCTAGCAGAACCAGAAGCAACAATTTTAACTGCATAGTTACCAGACCAAGATCCGGCGTTAGCAGCATTAACTGTAAATACTGGGTTAGAAGCGACAGTTACTACTACTGTAGCTGTTGCAGAAGCACCGGTTACGGCTGTTCCTGTAGCGGCACTTGTAACAGTAAATTGTGAACCTGAACGAGTAGCAATAGTTACGTTAGTTAGGTTAAAAGCTGTTGTTGAAAGTCCAGTAATAGATACTGTCTGTCCAACAGCAAATGTGTTAGTTGCTGTGTAAGTAATTGTTCCA